GTGACTGGAACATCTGATCAAACAGATGCTGATGGGAATGCTTACACTGCTACAAGTATTGGGACTCAAGTTTTAGACACAGAAAATATTACAGACTTCGTAGCCTTTGTTGACCTAGACAATGCGGCTGTGGAGGCATGGGTTAAGGCTGAAATGGGCGAAGATGCTGTTACAGAGATCGAAAACGGTATTGACAGCCAGATCAATGAGCAAATCACACCGACGAGTGTGACTAAAACTATTGAGTAATATAAATTAAATAAAATGGAAAAAATCACTGAAGAGCAGTTAAAGCAACTGCAAGAGCTTGTTGGTACAATCAACAGCGCACAATCACAATTGGGCGGCATCGAGATGCAGAAGCACCAACTACTACACCAAGTTTCTGAGGTACAGCAAAAACTAAACGAGGTCCAAGCAGAGCTTGAGAAGGAGTACGGTAAGGTGTCTGTAAACCTACAGGACGGAACAATCACTAAGGAAGGCGAAGAGTCTACAGAGAAATAATATGGATATTAGAAAGATATCTATAGGGGCAGACTATAAGTCTAGTTCTATGCATTACATACGTGGACAAGAGGTGCTCAATGGCGAGTATTTTATTCATTTGATCCAGTATGATGATGACTCTGACTCGTATAAGATTTGGATCGAGCGCAATGGAGAGATCCTCCTGTGGAAGCGATTCAATCATAACATGCCTGTCTCTATAGAGTACAACATAAACTTCTGATGAGATCACCGACCGACTTCATTGTACGCCCGTATAATGGTAGGAGGTATGATAATATAAAAAAGCTTGGAGGTGTGGATCTGATCACCAGTGCATCTCAAGAAGATCATACCGTGTCTAACCGTTACGCTACGGTCGTGGCGACACCTATAAACTACTCAGGCGAAATAGAGCCAGGGGACACGCTGATCGTACACCACAATGTATTCAAGTACTTCTACGATATGAAAGGCCGTCAGAAGAGCGGAAAGAGCTTCCTGATGGATGATTTGTTTCTGGTTGACGACTACCAGTATTATATGTACAAGCATGATGGTGTATGGAAGGCTAAGAACGAGTTCTGTTTTATAAAGCCAATCCCCAAGGAGGAGTTTTACGTATACAGCCCTGGCATTGAGCAGCCGCTTATGGGTAGGGTCAGGTATACAAATAATATTTTACTATCTTACGGTATAGATTCTGGTGATATTGTCTCATTCAAGCCAGACGCTGAGTATGAGTTCAATGTTGACGGAGAGAAACTATACAGGGTAAGGACAGACTGGATCACATGGACTCAAGAAAAATAAAGGTAGAGATCATACGGGCCGCAGAGCAGGCCGTTAAGGAGCTTGTGAAGGTTGCGCAGGAGAAGATTATAAAGAAAGACTTTGATGATCTATCCCCAGAGCTTGCTGCCGATAGGCTTAAGAATGCCGCCGCTACTAAGAAGCTGGCTATATTTGATGCCTTTGAGATCTTGTCAAGGATAGAGGCTGAGAAGGCTATGCTGGAGGACGATTCTTCTGGTGATAAAGACATGAGTAGTTTTGCTGAAAGAAGAGCTAAATAATGTAATACCCACTTCGGTACTAAAGACTAAGAAGTTTAAGTATGGGTACGATGAGAAATACGATGTGGTCATTATCTCTCGTGACGGCACCGTAGGACAGGTGTGGAATATTAACGGGGTAAAGGTAGCCTTACCTGCTGTACCTAAGGATGTATACAAAAGAAGCGGTAAAAAGGCAGAGCAATACTGGGAGCCGTTCGAGTATCCCAAGACACTTCAAAAAATACGATCTATATTCCAGTGGAATCAAACCCCTAAGGAGTTTAAGACCAAGTGGGTTGACTATATTGAGAATGAGTTTGATAGACGAGAGCAAGGCTTTTGGTTCTACAACAATGGAGAGCCCACCTACATAACCGGCACCCACTATATGTACCTTCAGTGGACCAAGATTGATGTCGGGCATCCAGACTTTCGTGAGGCCAACAGGATTTTCTTTATATTTTGGGAGGCGTGCAAGGCGGACCCTAGGTGCTTTGGAATGGTTTATCTAAAGATACGTCGGTCTGGGTTTTCGTTTATGTCATCGGCAGAGTGTGTCAACACAGCGACATTGGCTAAGGACGCAAGGGTAGGTATGCTGTCAAAGACCGGTAGTGATGCCAAGAAAATGTTCACAGACAAGGTGGTCCCTATATCTAGTAACTACCCGTTCTTCTTCAAGCCGATACAGGATGGTATGGACAAGCCTAAGACAGAGCTTGCCTATCGTGTGCCTGCCTCTAAGATTACCAAGAAGAATATGTACGATATTGATGACGACGCAATGGCGGGTCTTGATACTACAATCGACTGGAAAAACACGGACGATAACTCCTATGATGGAGAGAAACTCCTACTGCTGGTCCATGATGAATCCGGTAAGTGGCTGAAGCCCAATAACATACTGAACAACTGGCGAGTTACAAAGACCTGTCTCAGGCTTGGTAGTCGGGTTATAGGAAAGTGTATGATGGGGTCTACATCAAACGCACTAGATAAGGGAGGTGAGAACTTCAAGAAGTTGTACTATGACTCTGATCCAAATAACAGGAACGCTAATGGTCAGACAAAGAGTGGGTTATATGGGTTGTTCATCCCTATGGAATGGAACCTGGAAGGGTTTATTGACAGGTACGGTAACCCTGTAATGGAAACACCATCAAAGCATATCGCTGGAGTGAATGGTGAATGGATAAAGCAAGGGGCTGTAGACTACTGGGAGAATGAGGTGGCCTCTTTGAAGAATGACCCTGATGCCTTGAATGAGTTTTATAGGCAGTTCCCTAGGACTGAGTCTCACGCTTTTAGGGATGAGAGCAAGTCTTCTATATTCAACCTAACGAAGATTTACCAGCAGATGGACTACAACGATAACCTGATTAGGGATCGTGTAATTACTCGTGGGTCTTTTCATTGGAGGGATGGAAAGAAAGATACAGAGGTCCTTTGGGTCCCGGATGATAGGGGAAGGTTCTTAATCTCCTGGATACCAAATGTTAAGATGCAGAACAGGTATGAGATGCGTAACGGCATGAAGTTCCCAGGCAATGAGCACCTTGGGTCCTTTGGCTGTGACTCCTATGATATATCTGGCACCGTAGGTGGTGGTGGGTCTAACGGAGCTTTGCACGGGCTAACGAAGTTTCACATGGACGACGCCCCTGTTAATCAGTTCTTTTTAGAGTATGTGGCTAGACCGCAGACCGCAGAGATATTCTTCGAGGATGTCTTGATGGCTTGTGTCTTTTATGGTATGCCGCTACTAGCAGAGAACAACAAGCCTCGTCTTTTGTATCACTTCAAGAACAGGGGGTATAGGAAGTATTCACTTAATAGGCCTGATAAAGCCAGTCGGAATCTCTCTAAGACAGAGAAAGAGCTTGGGGGTATACCTAACTCATCAGAGGCGGTAAAGCAGGCGCATGCATCAGCTATAGAAACCTATATAGAGAAGTATGTAGGCCTTGATACTGAGGGTAATTACAGGTCTTCAGACGAAATGGGATCGATGTATTTTTCAAGGACATTGCAGGACTGGGCTAGGTTTGATATAAACAACCGAACGAAGTTTGATGCGTCTATTAGTTCAGGTCTTGCCATCATGGCAAACCAACAGTATCAGTATCATGAGGTTAAAAACAAATCAAAAATAAGCATTAACTTTGCAAGATATAATAACAAAGGACGATTTAGCGAAATAATTAGATGAAAGAGGTAAAGATATCCATTAACCCATCTTCATTCCCAAGTCAATATGTTCCAGATTCCAGGAAGAATTCCATGGAGTTTGGTTTGCAGATAGGTCAGGCTATTCAATATGAATGGTTCCGACGGGATAATGGTGGGACAAAGTTTTTCAATCAATGGGATGCCTTCCACAAGCTGCGTCTCTATGCAAGAGCGGAGCAGTCTGTCGCTAAATATAAGAACGAGCTATCTGTTGATGGCGATCTTTCTTATATGAACCTTGACTGGACACCAGTGCCAATCCTACCTAAGTTTATAGACATCGTAGTCAACGGTATGTCAGACAGAATGTTTGACGTTAAGGCATACGCACAAGATGCTATGTCTGCTGAGAAGCGTAACCAATACCAGGACACTATTGAGGCTGATATGGTCTCTAAGGACTTATTGTCTATGGCTAAGCAAGAGTTTGGGATTGATGCATTCAATGTCCCACCTGATCAACTCCCTGAGAATGATGAGGAGTTACAGCTGCACATGCAGTTAAACTACAAGGCGTCCATAGAGCTGGCTGAAGAGGCAGCGATTAACACAATACTTTCAGAGAATAAATATGAAGATATTCGCAAGAGAGTACTTTACGATATTACTACGTTGGGTGTTGGATCTGCTAAGCACGAGTTTTTACCCGGAGCAGGGATTGTTGCTAAGTATGTCGATCCAGCAAACCTTGTTTATAGCTATACCGAGGACCCTAACTTTAATGATTGTTTTTATTGGGGTGAAGTTAAGACTGTACCTATTACTGAGGTGGTTAAGATCGATCCCACAATATCTAACGAGGACCTAGAAAAGATAGGCAAATATACACAAGAATGGCACAACTATTTCCATGCCACTCAATACTACGATAACTCACTATTCAATAACGACAGTGTAACCCTTCTGTATTTCAATTACAAGACCACTAAAAAAATGGTCTACAAGAAGAAAGGCGAGAAGGTTATCGAGAAAGACGACGAGTTCAACCCACCACAAGAGATGATGGATGAGAGAGGGTTCGAGAAGATCGAAAAGAAGATCGAGGTCTGGTATGAGGGTGTTATGGTTATGGGTACAAACATTGTACTCAAGTGGGAGCTTGCCAAGAATATGATCAGACCAAAGTCTGCGTCACAGAATGCTATGTCTAATTATGTGGCCTGTGCCCCTAGAATGTACAAGGGTAACATTGAGTCACTACTAAGACGTATGGTTCCGTTTGCGGATCTTATCCAGATGACGCACCTTAAACTTCAACAGGTAATACAGAAGGTTGTTCCTGATGGCGTCTTTATTGATGCGGATGGTCTTAATGAGGTAGACCTTGGTAATGGGGCTATGTACAATCCAGAGGATGCACTTAAGCTTTACTTCCAAACGGGTTCTGTTGTTGGTAGAAGTTACACCGGCGACGGTGATTTCAACAACGCACGTGTGCCAATCCAAGAGCTTTCTAAGAATTCAGGACAAGCTAAGATCGCTAGCCTTATTGGTAGTTACAACCACTACATGCAGATGCTGCGTGATGTAACGGGTCTTAACGAGGCACGTGATGGATCGATGCCTGATCCAAACTCACTAGTAGGCTTGCAGAAACTTGCGGCACTAAACAGCAACACAGCGACTCGCCACATCTTAGACGGTGTATTAGACATCACGAGAGACCTAGCTACGGCGCTTTCATGTAGAATATCTGATGCATTAGAATACTACCCATATAGGGATGAGTTTGTGATGCAGATAGGGAAGTACAATGTAGAGCTACTCAATGAGATCAAGGACTTACACATTTATGACTTTGGTATTTTTATCGAGGTAGCCCCTGATGATGAGCAAAAGCAACAGCTTGAGCAGAACATACAGGTAGCGCTATCACGTGACGCTATTGACTTAGATGACGCTATTGATATTCGTGAAGTACGAAACGTAAAGCTTGCTAACCAGCTATTAAAGGTTAAGCGTAAGAAAAAAGACAAGGCTAGACAGCAGTTTGAGATGCAGAAAATGCAACAACAGCAACAAGGTCAAATGCAGTCGCAGCAAATGGCGGCCCAAATGGCGGCCCAGAAAATGCAGATGGAGGCACAGACTAAGATGCAGGTTGCCCAGGCAGAGGCTGGCTTTGCTTTAGAGAAGCTAAGAGGAGAGGCAGAGCTTAAGACACAATTGATGCAGCTTGAGTTCCAACTTAATATGCAACTAAAAGGTGTTGATGCTGAGCTGCTTATACAAAAAGAAGATAACAGGGAAAAAGCTAAGGCTGATCGTATCAGCAAGCAGAACACCCAACAGTCAAGATTGATTGAACAGCGCAAGAAAGACTTGCCACCGATCAACTTTGAGTCTAACGAGGATTCACTAGATGGTTTCGATCTAGCTGAGTTTGAGCCTCGTTAAAAATATAAATTTTATTAATGCGTAATTTTGCGCTATAAATCAAATCTATTATGGAAATTAAAGTAAAAGAGGTCGCAGGACCAGGACAAAAGTCTGTTCAAGAAGTTGAGGCTCAACTACAAGAGCAGCATACTGAAGCCACTAACAAGG